TACAGGTTCACGGATTCCGTCGATATCGACAGGAGGTGCTGCTATGAAAGCAACGATGAAACATGCTGCTGCTGTGAGTAAGCATGGGATCATGAGTACACCGAACCAACCAACATAGATTCTATTGTCAGTTGAAGTTACCCATTCGCAGAACTCAGGCCATCCCTTTAGGATACCACCAGATCTACGTGTTAGATTTGAGGTTGTCATTAGTAAGACGATTGTAAGTAGGGCAAGAAGGGTACTTGCGAAACTTATTTCCTGTAATCCCTCACTACAGGATATGAGAGACGATGTATTATACTGACTATAGGTCTCGGTTTGTGATCAGTATTGTTATTTATCTTAGCAAATCGTAATAATTATGTCAAGTAGATTAGTATATTTGATAACAGTTATAAGATTATCTTATGTACTTTTTGGTAAGAAAGGGTCTGTTACATTACTTTGTATCCACCCACGATGATGGTATCTCATATAAAATTTGGGATGTAATTTGGTATATTGATACAGATGTTCAATCAATTCTTTACCCTTAGAAAATATATCTTCGTATGTTCCTGACAAATTACCAGATTGAGGATGCAATTTTCTTCTATATTGTTTTCCGCTTGATCCAAACAACACTCCTACACTTCCTGGTTTATTAGAATCAATCCCTCTACCATGATGGTCTTTACCTAACCACCCATCTTCAATAAAATGTGGTTCTAATTTAGTAATTTGTCTTGCTAAATCAAATGATAATTGATCTCTATTAGGTCCTATCAATGAATACTTCCACCATAGGTCATGAAACTCAAAAAGATCCTCGGTAATATTTCTCCAAAAACTTCCAAGCACAGGACTACAGTATAATCTAAATTTATATCCAAGTTCCTTCATCATTTTTGTCATTGTAACTTGATCATCCCATGTATTCATGTTACCAAGATATCCTTCTAGTATTTCATCGTAGAAAGTAAACATTTCTGTGTGTCTCATGATGGCAAACTTATGTTCAGATGTTATTTTTTTACACTGCTCTGCATAAGTTTTTGTCATAACATAGCATCCATCTATCCATGCAACTTTAGATCCTATGGGAAATAATTTGTGGGGATTTATTTTTGGATAAGCAGACCTTCTTCTTGGACACTCATGCTCTATAGGAATGTCTCTGAATTCCCAAGGTCCTTTTTTCTTTATACTACCATCAGTAAAACAAACATATTGTATATCAGGATCATAGTAGTGTTCATTAGGTATCTCATCATAACCATTTGTAATGCAGGTGTATATAATCAATGGTTTCTTGCCCCGCTTATTATTCTGAGTGAGTGATAGTCCTTTGGCCAGTACTTACCTCTATCACCCAAAATGAGGTCACCTGTTTTTGTAAAGACAGCAGCACGATATCTAAATCTTTTATTCAGTCCTGTAATCTTTGATAATTTATTGACAATATCTTCAGGGTCTTTCTTTTCACCATATTTGTAGTCACCTGCCCTGTTCTTCCACCATATACCATCAGGTTCTGCATTTGTAAATTTATTCAGCAGATCTCTAGAGTCTTCCCATTCAAATTTTACTTTTGAAAGTTGAAGAGCAACTGAAAAAGATAATTGATCTCTCACACCACCTTTTATATACCAATCCCACCATAGATCATTGAAATGCCATTGATTTCTTCTCCATAATATTGTACACAAGGGTGGAAAATGATTATTGAATTTATATCCTACATCTTTTACCTCCTGTGTAAAATTAATAAGAGTATCTTCATCAACCCAACCTTTAGACACATACTCTGCACACTCTTCCAACCATGTGAATTTACATGGATGTCTCATAACAAAAAAATTAGTTTGATTTAGTATCGCTTCACTAAGTTCAACAAAACAATCATTTATAAGGTGTAATTTAGATGCATCCACATATACACTTTCATCAAATGGACAATATATCTTATGGTATCTTGACAGTCTTATTGGATCTTCTATATGCTTTGGATTAGGCAATGATTTCCATGGTGCTGGTGGATCATCAACACCAAACACATAATACTCAGCACCAGTTGGCATGTGAGTTGGGAGAGAAACATAATTGTTAGTCAAGCAAGTATATATTATCATATTATATCAAAGTACTTCATGTAAAAATCATGCCCAGTATATATGGCATTAAATTTAGAAAGACCTGTAATCTTTTTAAGATCATCTATAAATTTATCCTTCATAAGATATTGTTTTTTATCTCCGTGTTGTGGATGTTTTTTCTTACGACCTACCTTGTTGAAGAAACCTAAATCTATACCACTATCATCCCTGTTATCATAAAATTCTGGTTTGATTCCTGTTAATTGTATTGATACGTCGAATGGAATATTGTCACGATTATACCCACGACTTCCCCACTTGTACCATGTCTCATTGAATACCCTAATTTCATCAGTCAACTTTCTCCACAATATTGTGCATTGTGGACTTGAATAATCTTTGAAATTATATCCAGATTCTTTTAGTGACTTAGAAAGATTTACAGCGTCATCATATCCAAAAAATGCACAAGTAAATCCCTCCAACATCTCATCAAAATATGAAAACTTACCACCATGTCTGAGCACACTGAATGGAAATGACCTTATGCTATTTTCTATGAAATTTTTTGTTAGAACAAAACACCCATCAATCCAAACAGTGTATGAATTCTCAGGAAAAAATTCATGTGGATGTGCTTTTACATAATATGCATAGTCTCTTGGATCTTCTATGTCTAAATCCAATTCAATATATTCCCATCCCTTTACAGTCTTATCCACCATACCATCATGAAAACAAACATACCTTACATCAGGATCAAAATAACTATGTGCTGATGGTGCATCATGTCCATTTGTTATACATGTGTACACAATTAGTTGCCCATCAATATCTTCTCCAGAATAATATGGTAAGTTATCTCTGACAGGTAAGTTCATAATATTGCATATTTTCTTCTTAAATTCTTCCTCGTTTTTATGAGTTGTAAAATCGTAAGAGTGAGGATAGGATTTTGCCCTTGTAGATTTGAATAGATCTACCTGCAGATCAACTCTCGGCAGTAATTTACCATACACTTCCCACTCAGCGATAGCACTGGTGATTTGACAACCATGAAATAATCCATAGTGTTCATACCAATACCAATATCTCTCATTCCATTCCTTTACCTTTGATGTATTATTTCTCCATATACAACAGTTGATTGTATGATCCATGAACTCTGGATCAAATCCTATGTCGTGTAAATCATTGCAAAATTTTATAAGACGATTTTCTGGTACAAAATCACACCTAAACAACTTCATAATCTCTCTTAGAAATGTTCTCTTGTCAGGGTGATGCATCAAAGTTATTTCATTCTTCTCTAAAAATTCTTTGGAGTTTTTTACAAACTCCTCAGTCATAGTATAACAACCATCTATCCACACATGTGGTTCATCAAACCATAGGTGTGAATTACATCTAGTATGATAAGCGTTCAAAACAGGATGATCATATTTACAATCTAACTTGATAAATTCCCAATTACCTTTCTTCTCTATTGGTTTATCATAAAACATCACATACTTTACATCCCCATCATAGTAATGATCGGGGATGTTATCGTAAGCGTTTATATTAGTGGTAAAAATTATCATACATTCGGAGGTGCTTCTCTATTGAACCAACCTGTTGCAATGTACTTATCAACATCACCTGTCAAGAATGCACCCCTATGCATATGAGTATATGCTGCTGGCCAAAAAACAATTGTCCCTGCTGTTGGTTGTAATGACATTTTTTGATATAGAAAATCTGTTGCTCCACCATTACCTAGAGGTATATCATTCAGATAAACCATCCATGTCAATACTCTATCTCGATATAAAAATCCACTATCTTCACAATGCCACACATGATAACCTCCGCCAGGTGGAGTCTTTTGAATTTTATATGTTGTTGATGATAAGGGATCTCCCTCAACTACTCCCTTATAATGATCTGTGTAAATTTTGAAGCAGTCACCCAACCATCCAGCAAGAGCAAGTGCCATTGCTTTATCATGTGTCTCTAAAAACAATTGTGTATCTAATCTACCCAAACTCCCTTGAGGAAACTGTTTGTCACCTGCAAAACCAGTGTCAATTGAACTCACTATATCTTCTCCATTCTCACTCACTGCCATGGTAGTGTGTTTTATAGAATCATTAACAATATATTTTCTTGAATACCATTCTTCAAAGGATGCTATCACTGCGTTGCATATATCTCTAGGCATAGCATTTTCAAACACTCCAATTGCTTGGTAGTCCTTCATTTCTAATGGACGATTCTCAGGAGGTGCAGGTATATTATGCTCTGGGGCAGCACCACTACCTGCTTTAGGTGTCTTATCTTCTTCTGGAAGCACAACTTCAGGCATCTTTTAGTTCCTCTTTTGCTTGATTAAAATATACGGATGGTGGTATTCTACCACAGTACTCGTCAAGTTGCATGACTTCATCAACTTTTACATCGGCACCATTCTCTCTCCAAAAATCAGAAAGAGCATTGTTACTACCCTTGTGAAAGATATCTATATGTTCCTCATGGATAGCAGATCCCATATCCAATCTGTAATTGAAAAGGGGTGTGGAATATGATTTTCCACTATCAAGAATCAAGTCTTCGGAGACTGCTCTTGGTCTGATGTTTTGGTCGATCTTCCACTGCGATCCTCTCTGGTGAAGTTTGAGAAGTTTAGTTGCATGATGACGAGTAATAAGGTAGCAAGCAGCAGAAAAGTCATTTATAAATCTATGATGCAGTTTTAAAGTTATACCATTAGGATTTATGATTGTCAATTGAAAGCAGTCAAAATTTATAGGCAGTCTTTTTCTTATTTCCTTCCATGTAAAGTTCCAATGTCTAGCAGTATCTAAGTCCACATCATCTTCCATGATGATTATCTCATCAAGATCAGTCTCCTCTACAAAATATTTGATGGCATTCAAGTGTGACATGACACAAGCACACTCTCCAGAATTCATATTATCAGGGACAGTGCCTTTCAAATATTCTTCATACTCTATACCATCAACGCCTGAGATACGATGATGATTTAGAATCTGCCAGTATGTAAACTGTTCCTCCATGTATTGTTTCCTCTCAGGAAACCTATCAAGATTTATCCATAAGACTTGTGGGAAACCTGCAAGTTTGTAGGAGGATTTATTTTTATCCCTTAGAGTTTCTTTCTTTGGCATACTTGACGTGCTCATAATAAAGTTGTAGTTCTGCCTTCTTACAGGACTTGAGTTTCTCCCATAGTTTTCTGTTATCTTCTATGTAAGGATTGTTGAACCATGAGTTCTTAGATCTTGAATGTTCAAGATGAAATACTCTCTCATTCATTCTAACAACTTTTGTAAGTTCGTTGAATCTGTAGTGTCTTTCATCATCTTCGTATCCATATGCTACAAAACCCTCATTTTCTCCCCCAAATTTTTTGTAAGTTTCGGTATGGAAGAATTGTACAAAACCAAACTTAGCATCGTATGCTCTCCAAGTTTTGAACACCTCAAAATTGAATTCCTCATTCATAAATTGACTTACTTCATCATCTGAAGCAGTAATTTGTGCTTGATACTGCCCACGTCCATATGGATATACACATCTTGGTGTAATATGTTCTCCATCTTTGTCAAAACCATTCTTTAAAAGATTGACAGAGTATGCGTAAGAAGTTTTAGGTAAAAGAATATCAATGTCGTAATTTGCGACATATGGTGTGTCCACCATCCAGAGCATGTCATTGATTATTTTAGTTCTATGGAAGGTATACTCATCTGACTGCTCAAATATGTGGGTGAGTCCTTCCAATTGAAAATCTTTCAAGGCAGCCTCCAGTGCAGGTTGCACAGATTCCTTGAAAATCGATTCTTTATCTACTTCTTTTACTATTACATTTGTTTTGAAATTTCTGAGAAGATAAATCAATGTTGTAATTGTATTTCTCATTCTATCTCTCGATTCAATACGAAGAGGAATGATGAAAGTACAATCTGATAAGTCCCAGTGTTGATTTTTGATCTCTGGTTCCAACACATTGACTCTCTCAGTCGATGCTACAAATTCAGCATCTATTTTATCCGTCATTAGATTACCTCCCAGTTACTACAGTACAAATCGGATGTGTCATGTGCAGAAGTGTATCCCGTTCCGAACCACTTCTTAGGTGCTATTATTCTCTTGTCTGGATTTTGTGATAACCAAGAACCCCACCAAGAGAATGAGGAGTTGGCGATTATAAAGTCACTGCACATAGACATCATGCACAGGTCTGTAAGATTGTCACCACCTTCTGAGACAAGGAACCTGTTATCAGGGAACTCACTACTACACCATTTAGGATCATCAGAAAAAACAACCACTGTACGATTGTTATCAAACTTTGACAGTGCAGTATCATAATATTCTTTGGGGCAAGGTGGGTGATTGTCACAGTTTTGAATGTAATCCCCTCTCCTCACATGAAGTGCGATAGGGGCATCCAAAGTATCCATCATTTCCTTACAGGGTATATAGATGGAATTTTTAAACTCAAAATCCTCTCGTATACTCTCTTCAATATGATCAAAGTATTTTGTACTCTGTAGGTATGCATAGACATTATGATTGTCAGGCATATTATTGAAAAGATTCTCATCAAAATGAAAGTGTGCCTCCTGTACGTAAGTACCAGGACACACACCTATGTTTGTCAGATTTTTTAGTTTGAATGCTTCAAATAATTGATGGTCAGTCCACTCGTCTTTGAAGTCACTCTCTGGTATCATAAAATCAAAACCACGATGTGCAGCGATACCACGTAACCCTGCATACTGGAACATCTGGTTGCCCAGTCTTCCATGTCTTCCTAAGTGGTTGAATCCTATAGTCATGATGAATGTTTTACTTTCAAGTATTCAATTTCCTCTGGTAAGAGGTGATCGTAAGTCCTTTGAGTTTGAGTTTGATGTTCTCTGTTAGATATATGTATATCCTTTAGAACAACTGGTTCTCCGTGATATTTATAGAGTCTGTAATACATGTCACAGTCCATGAGCATGGTCAATTCCTCATCAAAATACTCATCAATTCCATTCCTTATTGCAAGAATGGAAGGAGAACTAAGAGTGTTTATTCCCTCCAATAATCTATCATTATATACAGGGATTTTTGGATTGTAATGCTGCTGCCCATCAGTATATGTGTGAGCAAAACCAGTAACTGCCCATGATGTATCTGATGTAAATGCTTTATCTAATTCTGATACTAAATTTTTTGTCAAAATAAAATCATCAGAGAATAAAACCTTTAGGATGTCCCCGTCAGCACACCGTAATGCATGATTAGTATTAGCAGAAATGTTGCCCAACTTATTTGTATTCTTAACAAAATTGATCTCGAAAACATCGGCATACTCTTGACACGCTTTTAGTATTTTATCAGACTTACTGTGATCTGATATCCATACGTTGAAATCCTTACATGTTTGATTAGCAAGAGCAAAGAATATGTCAAACAAATATTGTTGACACTTTGCATTACCATCATGAGTAGGAATACAGAAACTTACTCTAGGCATTCACATACTCAATAATTTTTCTTGTAAGTCTAGGAACTACATCATTATCTGAGTGATACTTTTTAGCAATCTCATAATTTTTTTCTATCGCATCTTTCCTTACATCATATGCATCAGCATCTAGTTTTCTTATTATAAGTTTCAACTCATCCATGTCAGTAAAAGTTATAACACCATCCATGTGGAACCAATCATTAAGATTAGGGCAACCATAGTATATGGGTACAGTTTTACTAGCAAAACAATCTATGATTTTCTCTGTGAAATAATTCTTCTGTCTTGAATTCTCTGCACATATATGAAACTTGGATGACTCAAAGAAATCATTCCTTCTCTCATGGAATGGAGGTGATTTGTGTGAGTAATATTGCAGACCATTAGATACATCAACAGTCTTTAGCATGTCATATATTTCTAGTCTAAGTTTATGTCCTACTGACTGACTCTTATTACTTGTGACAAAGGAAACATTATTAGATTTGTTTATCTTCAAGTCCTTGAAATCTAACCATGTAGATCCCCACTCAAACAATTCTGCTTGAGGATACTTGTCTAATATTGATTGGCAAAATGTGTATATCTTATCAAACATATATGCATTTCTCATAGCACCCTCACTAACTGTGGGTAAGATCGCTAGAGGTTCTGCAAGAAATAATATTTTTTTATCTGCATCCTTATCGTAAGATAGATTGTCTATAGAGATACTTACTTTCTGATCAAAAACTATTGATGCATCTCCCCAAGGATTCCACCAAAGTGGATAAAGACT